TCCTGACTCATATTCATTCCCACAGATCTCCGGTGTCTTTTTTCCGTGAGTCAACGACCCTCTCGGCCTCCTCCCAGTTTACCTCCCCGGGTGTCTTTTAATTTGAGTCAACTCGCCCAAGTAATTTATTTTAGTTAGCCCTTGACGGCTTGTGCGGGTTAGCGTTAGCGTTAGGCGTTACGGTAAACCATTAACCAAAAACGCTAGAGATATGAGCAAAGAAGCACAAACGCCGCAAGACCCGATTGCCCGCTGGGAGCAACTGGAAAAGCAAAAGGCAGACGCGATTAACGAAGTTACCGCAAGGCAGAAATCGCTAGTCACCGCCATTACAACGCAATTCGCAAACCAGCTAAAGGCGGCGGCAGATACCTACGTTCTGCTTACCAGCAAGCTGGGCGTTACGGATATTTGGGCCGATGACGTGTTGAAGGAAAACGCTTCGCGCTTGGGCTTGGGACTTGGACCCGCGAAGGCGCAACGCAAGGCCAAAGGCACCGCGAAGACCGCAGGAACGAGCGCACCGCGAATTCACTACAGCGTCAAGGCGGCGGTCAAGAATGGCAACAGCACCTTGAAGGACATCGTTGCCAGCGTCCAAGGCGTCAATGCCGAATGGACGGAAGACGAAATCAAGGACACGCTTACCAAGTATGTTGGCAAGTGGTTTGTCGAGACGGGCGGCAAGTACTCCATGAAGTAGGCCCGCACTTCTTTACCTGTGGAAGCACCCGCCCGCACTTGGGCGGGTTTTTTATTGTCTGTGCCAGATTCGATATGGGCTGTCGGTCTTCCCTTTGCTCTGTGGACTCGCCCGCCCTCTTGGAACGCGCCCTAGCCATATCTGGGCGCTACCTTGCTACCTTGTAGGTAATACCTAGATAGGCTTAGGCTACCCTACCAAGGAATCTTTTTACCCTCCGCGAAAGACGCTGGTTTCCGCGCCAGACCCGTCTTTGCCCGTGAGAGGGTCTTTTTATTAAGGCTCACTCATACCTATATCTGCTACCCAGCATATAGGGACGGATTCAATTCCCGCCTACGCCAGTCCCTTTCACCCCGCACTAATTAAAGCTTTATTTCGCCCGCACGCTCGTAGGGCTGACAAGGCGCTTCCCCTGTGAGATGGAAAGCGAAAACCTCACACAACAGACCTACGCAAGCATGGCGGCTTGTGCCGCCGCTACAGGGTTTACCAAAGGCTGTCTTAAGGCAGCTAAGAGCCTTAACGCTCCCGGCTTCACACTAGGCGGGCGCGTCAACTGGGCAGAACTAAAGCCTTGGCTGGACTCCCACGCCGAGCAACTTCAATCAGAGACGGAAGAAAACTCAAAGGACTTCTGGTCCCTACAGAAACTCAAGTTTGACGCTAAGCGTTCTGAGTTAGCCTATGAGACGGACAAGGGCAACCTACTTTCAAAAGAGGAAGTATCGGCACAGGTAACCTCCTTAGCGAGCGCAACCAAGAGCGTATTAAGGACGCGCCTAGAGGAAGAATTGCCCGCTAAGTTAGTTGGCTTGGACGCGATAAGTATCAAGAAGGTAATGGCAGATACCGTAGATAGTATCTGTGAAGTCTTTACCAAGGGGTTTGAATCATGGAACTAAGCCCCGCCCTCTTGTCATCATGGCGTAAAGGATTCGCCCCGCCTGAGAGACTAGGTATAGCTGACTGGGCCAAGAAATACGTAGAGTTGCCGCAATCCTACGCGATACCGGGCAAGTTTGACGTGGGCCGCTCCAAGTATTTTCAAGACGTATTCGCCGCGCTAGAAGACCCGCACGTAAGGGTAGTCATTTTAATGGCAAGCGTCCAGTCTGGTAAGTCGCTTATCCAACAGATATTCGCGCCCTACGTAATTGCCAATAGCCCCGGTAACATCCTTTGGCTATTCCAGAAAGAGGCAATGGCAAAGACCATAGCCGAGACGCGCATTAACCCGATTCTCTACGGGTGCGAACCTGTTAAGCGTCTAATGCCAGTCAACAGGCACTTTCGCAGCAAACAGAAGATAGTCTTTCCTAACTTCACTTCGCTAATCATTGATAGCGCCACAGAGAACAGCTTGCAATCGCTTAGTATTCGCTACTGCCTTGGCGATGAATGTTACTTGTGGGACTCAGGCTATATTGACCAATTCATGTATAGGGCTACCGCGTACCCGAATACAAGCAAGGTCTTCCTAGTCTCTACGCCCGGTTTAGAATCAGACGACTTTACCAAGAAATGGCAAGAGGGACATTGCGCCGAATGGTCTTGGGTTTGTCCTAAGTGCGGGCACGTCCAGCCTTACGAGCTAACGCGCCAGAGGGAAGACGGCACTTGGGCGGGCCTACTATGGGACAAGAACGAAACGACTTGCCCCGCCGGTAACTACAACTTCACAGAGTTAGCAAGGACGCTTCGCCTATCCTGCTTCCTGTGCAAGCATGAAATCGCGGACACGCCACAGAACCGCCGCGCCCTAAACGATACTGGGCGCTATCTCATTGGTAACGCGGGAGCGCACCCTAGCGTTAGGTCTTTCAAGTGGAATGCCTTCGCGGCTATTGACAATACCTTTGAAGACATAGCCAGCAAATACCTAAAGGCCAAGTATCAGCTTGACCAGCAAGGCTACATAGCGCCCATGCAAGAGTTTACTACCAAGGTAATGGCGCAACCTTGGAACACTAACTTTCAATCTGAGATACGCAAGGCAGCTATCGAGCCTTACGACCCGAAAGCACCTTGGCCCGATGAATACCTAAAGTTCATGGCGGTTGACGTGCAAGCCGACTGCTTCTATGGCGTCATTCGGGCATGGTCTAAGAACGGGGAAAGTCGCTTGCTCTGGAATGGTAAGCTAGAGACGTGGGAGCAAATCGCAGAAAAGCAAAAGGAATTCGGCGTCAAGGACCAGCATGTAGCCATTGATTGCGGCTACAACCATACACAGGTTTATAGTCAGTGTGTTAGTCACGGGCACGATGGAATTATTACCGTGCGCGGCAAGCAATATAAAAGGTGGTTTAGTTGGCTCGCATTAAAAGGCACTGATACGGTTGACTTTTCGCACCCTAACCCCGATGGCACTAGAGTAAGGCGCATTTACGCCCCGCCCGTTGAAGTTGACCCGCTACAAGGTAAGCAGGGGGTATCTAGTAAGAAGTGTATGCGCATACTTTGGAGCAATCCAAGCGCGAAAGACATCTTGGTTAGGCACAGAGACGGTAAGGCGGCTAAGTGGGTAACGCCCAAGGATGACGCGGACTACAATCGCCAATTAAATGGCGAGGTTAAGCGCAAGAAGACCGACCCTAAGACGGGTGCCGTTAGCTGGCATTTCGTGCAAGTCAGAGACAACCATTACTTTGACTGCGAAGCCATGATAATAATTCTGGCGGCTATGCAAGGCATCATTGGCGGTCAAGAAGTGCCAGAGCCAAGCGCCCCGCCAGTGCCAGACCCGCCCGCTTCTAGTCCAGATACCATCTAGGCTGACAAACCGCGCCCAAGGTAGGACGCATTATGATTTTCGATATTAACATAGATTCCGTAGCCGACGTACTAGCTATCAGAGCTAAGGCTATGGAAGCGTTTAAGGCGGGTGCTGTCGTAGTTAGCTGGTCCGTTGAAGGCTCTAGCGCCAATAGCGTTATTACTATGCCAGTCAAGGAAGTGTTAAACGAAACTGCTTCCTTCTTAAAACAGGCGGACCCAGACCTATACGGACGCCGCGTCATTCGTACTTTCCCTGTATTCGCAGGCTACTAACCTATGTCAACACGCATTGATTTAACAGGTAAGAAGCTTGGGATGCTTACGCCATTACGCCCGACAGGCGAAAGCACTAGCAAGGGTAATGCTATTTGGCTTTGTAAGTGTGATTGCGGAAATGAGACATCCAAAAGCACAGCGGAGTTAAGCAGGATGTTAAGCTGTGGATGTTCCCATAGAAGGAAGGGAACTAGAAGCCCTAACTTCACTGGTTGTAAAGGTATATCGGGTCACCATTGGAGCGAGATAAAAGGCAAAGCACGCAAGCGCAATATCCTGTTTGCAATCACCATAGATTACGCTTGGGAAGTATTCGAGAAACAAAGCGGAAAGTGCGCGTTATCTGGATTAGACCTACAGTTTAAGACCTCAAATCGAGCTAGTGACGGGAACGCTTCACTAGACCGCATAGACTCAAGCAAGGGTTACGAACAAGACAATGTTCAATGGGTGCATAAGGACTTTAACCGCCTGAAAAGTGACTTTGACGAAACCACGTTTATTAAAATGTGTCACGCGGTAGCAAAGTTGCATCCCCTAAGTAACAACTAAGATTTCTATGGCTAACTACACGATAAATGACCGCAGAGGCTCTGATACTTACCGCAATAGGTATCAAGCATCCAATTTGTATCCTAACCCAAGGAATACAATGCAAATGCGACCGAGGTTCTATTCGCTTCAAGATACCTCTAAAGCGTGTGATATGGCTACGCGCCAAGACATGGTGCGTTACTCTCGGGAGTTGTTCGCGGGCATGGGCAACCTTGGCGGTGCCATTGTAGAGAAGAATCAATGGGCCTTCGGTGACGGCTGGTCCCCGCAGTATCAGGGAACGAATCAGGCTTGGGGCGAACAAGTAGAGAACTGGCTTAAGAGCAAGTTCTTTCCTGTGTGCAATGTGCGCGGCCCGAACTACGACTTTCGCACTTCGCTTTTCCTTCTTGGTTGCGCTTTGGACGTGGACGGGGACGCCCTGCTTGTTTTGACCGCTTCAAGAGACGGATTCCCGCTTATTCAACTTGTGCCCGCCCACAGGATTGGACAAAGGAGCATGGCAGAGAAGGAAGTTAAGGCGGGGCGCTATCGTGGTAACGCTATCTGTGACGGCGTGATTACTAACGGGCTTGGACGCCCGATAGCCTACAGGATTCTAGGCGATACGCCAGACGAAGACCAAGACCTTAGCGCACAATCGGCCATGCTCTTAACAGAGCCTACCTGGGCCGACCAGATACGCGGCATACCTCGCATTGCCCGCACTGTGCTAGACCTAATGGACTTACAAGACCTTGACGTAATGCTAAAGCGCATGGTCAAGAATCAGTCTATTATCAGCCTGATTGCTAAGACCCGTTCGGGCGAAGCGGACATTACTACTTCACAACTACTTACCGCTAACGAAGACGCTATCATAGCTACTCAGGTAACTAACCCGCAATCAGGGGTAGGCGCGGAATTAGTCTTTGGCGGTGAAATGCGTTACTTGCACACAGACGAAGACATAACGCCATTTACGCCCGATAGCCCTAGTCCGAATACAGAGAACTTCATTAGCCGCATAGAGCGACGTTGCCTTTACTCTGTGGGCTGGCCCGTTGAAATGATGGACGCTACCAAGATAGGCGGTGCGTCTGTGCGCTTAATTCAAGACCTAGCCCGCAAGTCAATTCGCACGCGCCAGAATACGGTAGAGCGTGCCGTTAGGTTCTTTATTAACTACGCGGTAGCTACCGCAATGGCTAACGAGCTAATCCCCGCTAACTATAATGACAACTGGTACGCTTGGACTTTTACGCGCCCCGCTTCTGTTTGCGTGGATAACGGAAACGAAAGTAGCGCCGACCGAGACAACTACAAGCTGGGCACTGCCACGTTAGCGGAGATTGCCGCCAAGAAAGGTCAAGACTGGCTAGAACTACGCAATCAAAGCCAGAAAGAGACGGAAGACCTACTAGACCGCGCCAAGGCGGTTAGCACTAAGTATAATATCAGCTTGGACAAGGCGCTTGCCCTACTTAGTCAGAGAACCCCTAACGAAGCGCCCGCTAGTAACCTCGATTCCGCTAAGGCTGACAAAACCAACCCTTAATGAGAATGAAGACTAACTATCCTCGTATCGCTAATCGTATCTACCGCCAGCCTTGGGCAATCCTGCCAAGTATGCATGAAAGCATTAGGCGTCAATTCGAGGCCCACATTGCTAAGGGAGCTAAAGCGGATATGCCTAATGATAGTGACCCGACGGAAGACCAGAACGAGACGCAACCACAGGCTACTAATGGAATCGGAATCATTCCTATTTACGGCGTCCTTGGTTCAAAGCTGGGCTTGATGGAAACAATGTGCGGGGGCGTTGACGTGGAAGACGTTGGCGAGCAACTAAAGGCTTTCAGGGACAATCCAGACATTGCTTGTATCCTGCTTGATATTGCCAGTCCCGGCGGTTGCGTTACTGGTATCCCCGAACTAGCGCAACTCATTAGCGATTGCGACAAGGTAAAGCCTGTCTATGCGTATTCCTCAGACCAGACTTGTAGCGCGGCATACTGGTTAGCCTCTCAGGCACGCGCTTTCGTAGTCAGTCCCTCTAGCTCTATCGGGTCCGTAGGTTGCTATATCTACCTTGAAGACCATACACGCGAACTAGAGATAGCGGGCGTTAAGCCTAATCCTATTGTGTCTGAGTCTTCCCCGCTGAAATTGGCGGGCGCGGACTTCAAGCCACTTACGGACACAGAACGCGCCATGTTTCAAGCGGACGTTGACGGCATGTATACCCAGTTTGTGGGCGCTATTAACGCTAAGAGGCAATGCAACGCGGAATTCCTCAAGGGTCAAGTAGTGGACGGCACAAAGGCTGTTGAAGTTGGCTTAGCTGACGGTCTAGCTAACGACATGGAAGAAATGCTTACGATTCTAGCCACCGCTAAGTAACAAGGCTGACAAGGAATACCCAAGTAGGAATATGACACTAAACATTCTCAAATTGAATGAACAGGTTAAGACCCTAAAAGCGGACAGGGACAACCTTGTTAAGACCTCAGAAGCTAAGGACGCGCAACTAGCGGACGCTCGCAAGCTTGTTGACAGCCTAACCGAGGCTAACGCTTCATTAACGGGTCAAGTTGAAGTATTGAAGGCAGAACTAGAGGTAGCTAAGAAGTCTGCCAACAGACAAGCCGCAGAGACACTAGCCGCTATTGGCGTGCCAGAGGGCACTATCAAGGAATCAATTTCGCAGGAGTTCACCGCCGAACAAGTCATAGCCAAGTTTGGGGCTTTGACCGGTAAGGAGAAGTCCGAGTTTTATCAAAAGCACCGTGCGACCATCCTACGTGCGCAAGGTCTTTAATCCGAGTAGGAATCAGAATCACAAGGAAACCTAAGTTATGGCTAACACACTGCCTAGTTTAACTATCATCGCACAGGAAGCTTTACCTGTTCTACAGCAAGCTGTACCTGTTCTGTCCGCTTTCACTACGGACTTTTCTAGTGAAGTAGCGCAGCAAGGTTCTGCCGTTGCTACTCGTATCCCCGGTTCTATGACCGCCAACCTGTATTCGTCTGCTACGGGCTACGCTCCTACAGACGTTTCAACTACTGCCGTAACCGTCACGCTTAACGCGCCCGCTTACGCTGTGGTTGGATTCACAGACGCGGAAGTAGGAAACCTCACTATGCAGCGCTTGATTAACACTTTCATCAAGCCCGCCATTTATGGTGTAATCAATAAGGTTGCTAGCGATACTTTCGCTCTAGTTACTTCTGGTAACTATGGTGCCGCTACTTATATCGGCACTGGCTACACCTTTACTAACTGTATTCAGTCACCTATGGCGGCTCTTGCTGCCGCTGGCGTGACTAGCGATAAGGCAGTTATTCTTCACAGCACCCCTTATTACGGCGTGCTTGGCGACATCAAGGCGCAAAACATCATCGGTGACACTACTGTTATTCGTGAAGGTTACTTGGGTAACTTGGCCGGTGCTAGCGTTCAAATGGCCGCTGGTCTTCCTTCTAACGGTGAAAACCTAGTCGGTTTCGCTTGTGGTAAGGAAGCTATCGCTATTGCTACTCGCCTTCCGTTCATTCCTAGTAACGCTCCTATGATTTCCGTAGAGAATGTTACGGATGAAAAATCCGGTCTTACTATCCAGTTGCGCCAGTGGTATAGCCCTGACAAGGGTATGTATCTATTCGGTGCTGTCCTAGCCTATGGTGTGGCTAAGGGTAACACTTCTGCCTTGAAGCGCATTACGTCGGCATAAGCTGACTAGTTCTTTCTCAGAAGGATTAAGGCAACTACGGGCGCTATCGCGGGTAACTCCGCTTTAGCGCCTTATTATTATGAGCCTAGCAGACACTATCAGAAGCAACCTAGACACCATTGCCGCGCAAATGGGATACCCTGTCTTCACTTGGCAAGGCGAGGATTATTCCTGTGCCGCAGGTAGCGCGGGCGCTACCGTTGTCTTGGGCGAAGGTGGTTTTGAACAGCAAGCCGACCTAGTGCTATTCGTTAATCGTACTGCTTTCTCTGACGGTCTTCTACCCAAGGAACAACAGACGCTTACCTATAACACAAGGGTCTATCGCATTGCCAAGGTAACGGGTGACGCAACGGGCGCACTGGTAAAGCTTGCTTGTGTATCCAAGTCCAAGGGGGTGTAGCGTGATTCAACCCAAGGTAACAGTTGACACGCGCAACTTTGACCGCGCCTTTGCCCGCTACCTTGAAGTATCAAAGCGTAGCCTCTCGGAAATCTGCAATAAAAAGCTGGCGATGGTTGTGGCGGGTGCCACGCGCCAGACCAGACGCGCCAGCCGGGCCGCAATCCAAGCAGAACTTGGCAAATACGTCACCGTCCAAGAGACGAATAAGCGCGGCAAGCTGGTCAATCGGCGCAAGCTGCAATTGAACACGCGCAAGGGTCACGCGGCCCCGCTCGCAGAGCTAATTATCAATTCGCGTCTGGCCCGCGAGGGAAAGAAAGGAATCGGCGGCACTGAATTGGCACTGGCGGTGCGCAAGATGATTGCCGCCCGCCTTCGCTCTGTGGCGTTCCTTGCTTCAAGCTGGCTTCCTGCCCTCAAGACCCTGTTAGCCGCGCTACAAGAGCGTTCTACGCTTAAATATGACCGTTCTGTTAAGTGGTATGGCAAGCCGAAAGGTGACGCCACGCCCGCTAAACCGGGATGGAATCCAAGCGCCACTATGACTAGTGACGTATCTAAGGGCGGTGACAAGGTTAGCGCGATAATCTCAGACGGCGTGCAAAAGGCGCTAGATGAGGAAGCCGCATCTATGGACCGCTACGTAGAGGAGAAGCTAGGCAAGGATACAGAACACTTCAACCATTCTTAGGGCTGACAAACCGCCTTCTAGGTAGAAAGTCCAATTTATGGCAAACGAAGTCAAAATAACTACCAGCTATAGCTTTAACGACAATGGCGCGAGTTTCGCGGGTTCTAGCTCGTTCAACTATAGCATTACGGGCGTAAACGCGATTGGATTAGTCCAGTCTCTTAACTCTGGACAATGCGCGGCGTTGAATTTCATCGGTCTAGCGGACGTGCGTTATCTCTACCTTAAGAACCAATCCGCTACGGGCAACGCTTACCTATCGCTTAACAGCGGACAGACTCAGGTATTCTCTATCTTGCACCCGAACGAGTCCCTAGCGATGCCTTACGTTTCAACTGGTCTTTGGGCGTCTGGTCAAGGCGGGGCGGTGGATTTACAGATTTGCGCCAACGAAAGCTAAGGTATGGGTAACACTATCGGCGCTAAAGTAGAGAATGCCTACACCCAAGTATTTACTAACTTGGGCATTCAAGGACTAGGCATCTATCAAGGTCTTGACAACCAAGACAAGGACGCGCCTTGCGTGATAGTGTCGGCTGGTGACGTAAGAGACGAAGCGCCACACCTAAGCCTCTGGCACGTCACCTTAGATATTACGGTTAAGACAATGGCGGCGGATTCAGACAAGGATATATCCGACTACCTAGTAGAACAGATTTTCGAGACTGCTACAGACGATAATATAAAGACCGCGCTAAGTGCGGCGGTGCCTAGTCTAGTAGTCTTAGACATTATTTTCGTGTCATCTAGCGATGATACGCAAGGGGATGCTTGGACCCAATCACTACAGTTAGAAGTAGTTTGCGTCCATAACCCATAATCAAGAAGGAAACTAACACTATGGCAAACGTTTACAAAGGAATCGGCGTACACTGGGGCGTTAATAGCTCTACCCTTAGCGTCGTTACTGGTAAATTCCAGACTAGGGAGCATGAAAAGAAAGCCGAAATGGAAGTAATCAGGGACGGCGACGGGACTACGGTAGGCAAGGTTTATTACGACCCGAACGAGTCCGCTACTTTCGAGTTCTACCCGTCTAGCGCAACTCCCGGCGGTCAAGTAGCGCCAATCCTACCTAACATTGGCGACATGCTAACCGTTACCGATTCTGTCTATACAGGTATCGCAAGTAGCTACTGGTTAGTTGAAGGTGTTGACACGAAGTCCGCGAATAATGGCGCGATGAAAGTTAACATCAAGCTAGCCAAGTATCCCGCTATCACAAGCTAACTAGTCTCTGTGTTATGGGACTTAACCAATATGTCAAAGCGAGCGTGCCCGAACCCTACACCATACTAGGGTTGCGGTTGCGCCCCTTTGCGTTAGGTCATTTCCTTCTAATGCGTCGGTTCGGGTGCGCGTATGCGGAAGACCGCGAACGCGCAATGTCTAATCCTAGCGATTTAATAAAGGATTTTATTATGGCGCTAGTGATATGCTCATTGACCTATGAGGACTTCTTAGAGGCAATTAGCAGTGACAAGCTTGTTGTGTCTAGCAAGCGGTTCAAGTGGTTCGGCGCGGAAGTCCAGAGGGTAGTTAGTTTCCGCAAGTGGTTAGCTCATTGGGGCAAGGTAGTCTCTAAGGCGTCCCAGTCGAAAGACTTTGTAGTACTAGACAAGCTGGCGCTATTCCGCGCTTACCTTAACGATGGAATGGAAGTGCCGCTATTTTGGGAAGGCGATGCTAACGAAGACGCGCCTACTTCTGGCGCACACTGGACGCAATCCGTTCTATTGGTGCTTACTGGCGAGCTAGGCTATACGCAATCAGAAGCGTTAAACGCCCCGCTATCCAAGGCACTAGCTGACTACTTCCGCTTTGCCGAAAGGAACGGTCTAGTAACGCTTATGACCGATGAGGAAGTAGAGGAAGCGCAAGCACAGTTGAAAGGAAAAGCCTAATGTCCGCTATCAAGATTAAAGTAGATGCCGATGGCGCGGGATTCGCCCGCACTATGGAAGGTATAGAAAAGCGCGTTCATGGTCTATCGCATGAAATGAGCCACGGGCTTAAGGAAGCTTTCATAGGCTTTGTCGGGGTGGGTTCTGTCGGGATGCTGGTAGAGAACATGGTTAGCTACGCGGAAGAAATCACCCGCGCTAGTGAGCGTCTAGGCATTGCTACAGACCGCGTGCAAGAGTTGCGAGTTGCGGCCCGCCATGCTGGCAAGGACCTAAGCGCCTTTGATGCTGTGTTTAGGAACTTGGACAAGACCGCCTCTAAGGGTCTAGTTCAAGGCTCTAAGGAAGCTAATATAGCAAGCAAGCTTGGCCTTACGGAAG